GAGAGGATCGCGGCATGACTGCTTCGCGCATCATCTGGATCGGCAAGAACAACGAGATGGCTGTCGCCCCCAGGAGCGCCACGAGCGCCGGGGTGACGCCTGCGGCCCGCCTTGTCGTCCTCCGAAATGACGGGCGGGCCGCTCCTTCTCTCCCCCCTGCGCGTCTCCTCCCTTCGCGCGGCAACTGGCGCTCCTCCCCTGCGGAGGGCGCCCCTTTATTCGACGCCACTGCTGACAAGTGGATCGTCCCGCCTTCCGGCATGACGCCGGATGCCGGCGCCTCGGCGGATCCGGGGCACACTTCCGTTTCCACCCTCCCCAGCCCTGCGGGTGATCCCCCGCCCGCAGGGCGTTTGGAGGTTGTCATGGACGTGGTCACGACGGCGCTGGGGCTGACGGTGTTTGGCTTGATCGCCGGCTTCTTTTTGGTGATGGCATGAGCGGCTTTCTTCGCCACAATCGCAAGCACGTCAGTGTCAGCCAGTGCAATCTGTTCCAGAACGATATCTGGCTGTACGTTTTCGAGCAGCTGCTAGGCAACCGCAGCGCACCAGGTGTTGCCGCGCATCGCGGCACGGCGTCTGAGGCCGGCGTCACGATGGGGTTGATGAACCCCGACGCGCCGCTGGCCGATTGCCAAGAGCATGCGTTGAAGGAATTTGACAGGTTGACCGCACTCAGCGGCGACCCGAAGCGCGAGACTGAGCGCGAGGCCGTGCCCGGCATAGTCCAGCAGGCTCTTGAGGAGCTTCGCCCCTACGGAGTCCCGAGCCACGTTCAGGAAGAAATATCATGGCAGTATCCTGATCTGCCGGTGCCCTTCAAGGGGTATCTTGATTTCGCGTGGCATGATCACGGGATCATTCTCGACCTCAAATCCCAGCTGCGGCTCTCTTCCGAAATCTCGACCAGTCATGCGCGCCAGGTTGCGCTGTATGGCGCCGCGATCTCTGACAACTATGGACTTCGCATTTGTTATGCCACGCCAAAAAAGCGCGCGGTGTACGAGGTCGAGAACCCGAAGCAGCATCTTGAAAGCTTGGTGCGGATCGCAAAGACGATCGACCGCTTCATTGATCTGAGCGACGACCCGAACGAGCTCCTGCAGCTGGTCGTTCCCAACACTGAGAGTTTTTACTTCAGCGACAAGCAGACGCGCCAGCGCGCGTTTGAGATTGCCGGCGTCTAGCCGGATGGGCAACGCCGCGGGCCTATCGCGGCATCACAAAGCAAGAAGGCAAACTGTATGAGCTTTTCACTTGGACTTGGCGGCGGCGGCGGAAAGTATCTGCGCTTCTATCCCTCGATCAACAGCTGGCAGATGGGCAAGGAGGAGATCGAGCTGAAGAAACTGGTCTTCGACCTCGATAGCATCAAGACGGGCTGGGGCAAGATGGCGGAAGGTCAGCCGCCGGAGTGGATCTGGGATGACGCGGTCGGGCGCCGCGGCCTGAAGCCCGACGACACGGAGTTCAAGCGCGGCTTCAGCGTCCAGGTCTGGCTCGGCCCCGATCGCGGGTGGGCTGAATGGTCTTCGACCGGAACCGGGCCCGGCATGGGCTTCGAGGCGCTGGCAGACGCGGCGATGGCGCAGAAGGATGAGAACCCCGGCAAGTGCGTCGCCGTTGCCTACAAGGGCTCGACGCCGATGAAGGTCGGCAAGGGTGCGACGCGCTCGCCGGACTTCGAGATCCTCGGCTGGGTCGATCGCCCGGCGGATGACGCCGACGAGGACGAGGCGCCCACACCGAAGGCCGCCACGCCGCCCTCTACCGGCAGCAAGGCCGTCCCGCCGCCGGCTGCGAAGAAGGCGGCCGGCATCGACTTGGCGGATTTTGGCTGATGCTGATCGTTGGTGTGGATCCAGGTCTGAGCGGTGCCATTGCATTTTTGCATAATGGCGAGCTGATCAACTGCGAGGACTTGCCCACCGTTGAGGTGGCGCATGGCGACAAGACCCGAAAGGAAATTTCGCCCGCGCTGCTCCACGACCGGCTGATCCACACCGACATCAAGATTAGCCATGCGGTGGTCGAGCATGTCTGGAGTTCGCCCGGTATGGGCGTGACTTCCAGCTTCCGCTTCGGCCAGTCGTTTGGCTGCATCATGGCGGTGCTGGCTTGCGCCGGCATCAAGACGCACCTGGTCCGACCCGCCGAATGGAAGCGGGCGTTCGGGCTCAACAAGGACAAGGCCGTTTCGCGCGAGATGGCGATCAGGCTGTGGCCGGATCAGGCTCACTATTTCGCGCGGGCCAGAGACGACGGACGTGCAGAGGCAAGCCTGCTGGCTGAGTTCTCAAGGCGTCAATGCAAGTGAGCAAGGCAGGCAAGGCCGGGCGAGGCAAGGCGAGGCCGGGCACGGAAAGGCAGGCAGGGCGAGGCCGGGATTGGCTTGGCTTGGCAAGGTACTCACTTAACAATAGCAGCTTTCTAGGCAAACCCGGAGAGCATTCACCAACAACCACCACATCAACATGAAAGCGAAAACACAATGACGACTGTACTTAGCTCTGATCGCGTCACGGTTACGGCACCCAAGATTGTGACGGCAAGCTTTAACATCATCGGCACTGCGCCGCTGGTGCAGGCGCGGTTCAGCGCGAAAGCGAAGCAGGCAATGATGACCAAGATGGCAGACCCCACGTCTGCCAAGGGCAAGAAGGTGCGCGATGCGCGCGATTTCGATCGCGACTGCCGCGAGGCGATGCACCTCACGACGGAGGGCAAGCAGGGCATTCCGGCCGCTGCGTTCCGCAACGCGATGATCTCGGCCTGCCGTCTGATCGGCTTCAAGATGACGCTGGCGAAGTTGAGCGTCTTCGTTGACGCCGATGGTTTCGACATCGTGGACGGCATCCCGCTAGTGCATTTCGACGGCGAGTGGGAACGGCTCGACATGCACACCCGAAACGCGACCGGCGTTGTCGATGTTCGCGTCAGGCCGATGTGGCGGAACTGGAATGCAACGGTGCGTGTCAAGTTCGATGCTGATCAGTTCAGTCTGTCGGATGTTTCCAATCTGCTGCTGCGCGCCGGCACCCAGGTCGGCGTTGGCGAGGGCCGCCCCGACAGCAAGTCGTCGGCGGGCCTGGGTTACGGCACGTTCCGCATCGCGGAATAAGGAGAGCGAGATGTCAGGTCTTACCAGACAGAGAATGGTGGCGATCCGGGAGGAGCTCGAGAGGCTCGGCACCGAGACGCTGCTGACACCCGAAACCGTCGTCGAGGCTGCGCGCGATCCGCGCAGCCCACTCCACTCGCAGTTCGAGTGGGACAATGGCGCGGCCGGTGAGGCTTACCGGCTGCAGCAGGCGCGTGCGCTGATCAAGCGGGTGCGCGTCGATGTGGTCCGCGCCGACCAGACGGTGATCCATGCGCCGGTGTTCGTGCGGGCGCCGTCCGGTGGCGAGGGTTATGCGCTGACGCAGGCGGTGGCGGTGTCGGCGCCGGATCGGCGGCAGGTGGTGCTGATGGCGCTGGCGCAGTGCCGCAGCATCCTGCGGAACCTCGCGGCACAGGAGGTGGATGAGCTTGTCGCTCACATTGATCGGCTGTCGGCGCAGCTGCGCGAGCAGCAGGCGGCTTAGTGAGGCAGGCAAGGCGGGGCCGGGCACGGAAAGGCGGGGCCAGGCAAGGCAGGCACGGACTGGCATGGCTAGGCCCGGCATGGCGCGGATTGGCAGGCGAGGCTTGGACCGGCGGTGCAAGGCCCGGCCCGGCTGGGCAAGGCAGGCGAGGAGTGGCGGGGCTTGGCAAGGCAAGGCAAGGCGTGGAGCGGCAGGCATGGCGTGGCGAGGCAAGGCGGGGCCGGACATGGCAAAGCAACGCAGGCGAGGCCTGGCCCGGCGGGGCATGGAGTGACGAGGCGAGGCGTGGCGCGGCAGGCAGGGCACGGCGCGGATTGGCATGGCGTGACGAGGCGCGGCAAGGCAAGGCAGGCGAGGAGTGGCGGGGCTTGGCAAGGCAAGGCAAGGCGTCGAGCGGCAGGCTAGGCGCGGTCGGCCCGGCAGGGCGTGGCATGGCTCGGCAACGCAGGCGAGGCTTGGCCCGGCGGGGAATGGCGTGGCGAGGCTGCGCTGGGCGACACAGACTGGCTGGGGCGTGGTGGCTCCAGCCAGTCACCTGACAGGAGAAGACATGGTAGATTTCAAACGACACCTTGAAGAGTTCCCCGTCGAAGCCATTCTCGACGAGCGCGCCGCCACCTACGGGGCGTTCAAGGATCTGGCGCGGGTGGCGGTGCGCCTGCGGCGGGTGATCACGGAAGAACTGCGCGACCGGCAGAAGGTGTTGGACCCCGACATGGAGGAGGCGCTGGTGATGATCTGCACGAAGGTTGCGCGGGTTGTGAACGGCGACCCGGCGAGCATTGACCAGTGGCGTGATGTCAGCGGCTACGCCCAGCTGGTGGCCGACAGGCTGGAAGGGAAGATCAGATGAGAACGACCGACGACGACCGCACCTGGGTGATGATGCTGATCCGCGACATGCTGCTGGCGCACCAGGCGCGCGGGCGGGATCTGGAGGAGGTTATTGCTTACCTCGACCGGACGATTGGTCGCCGCCAGCGCGGTGAGGACACGGCGCAATGACCGCCCTCCTCGCCGCCCTGATGCTGCTGTGCGGTTTACCAGTTGGCTTCGTCATCGGCTTGGTCGTCGGCACGAGGATGTATCGCGCGGCGGTGCGGGAGGATGACGTCGATTATTCGGGAGGGGTGTGATGCGGAAGCGGCTCACCAAGGCGAAGATCGACATTGCCGTGCAGGCGGTCACCGCAGCATGCGGAGCAGCACAAGTCGTGTTCGAGACGGATGGCCGGATCCGCGTCATTCCGGCAGCGCCAGAGGCGTCTAACGCTCCGGTTGACTATAAGGGCGAAATCCGACTCTAATGGCAGACATGCCCATCCAGCTCCCGCCCCACGTCCATGTGCAGCGATCGCGCCACGGCAAGGTCGTGTTCTACTTCCGCCGGGGTCACGGCAAGCGCACGCGCCTGCCTCCGCCCACCGACAAGCGGTTCGAGGCGATCTATGCCCAGTGCCTAGCCGGGCAGGCGCCACGATATGAGGAAGAGAAGGCTGGCATCGAGACGCTGGCCTGGCTGGTGCAGCAGTGGCGGCAGAGCTCGGACTGGCTGCAGACATCTGTGGCCACCCGGAAGCAGCGTGAGAACATCCTGAAGCACGTCCTCGAGAAGAGCGGCAAGGTGCCCTTCCGCGCCATCACGGCGGCACATATCAGGCAGGGCCGCGAGGATCGCATGGCGACACCGGCGGCAGCCAACAATTTCCTGAAGACGATGCGCGCCTTGTTCGGCTGGGCAAAGGACGCCCAGCACGTCCGCGACAACCCGGCGGAGGGCGTCAAGTTTTTGAAGGTCGAGACGGACGGCTTCATTCCGTGGACGATGAAGGATGTCGAGCGATACCGGGCGCGCTGGCCGCTCGGCACCCGTCCGCGGCTGGCCTTCGAGATCCTGTTCAATACGGGCCTGCGCCGGGGCGATGCCGTCAGGCTGGGCCGCCAGCACGTCCGCGATGACATCGCTTTCCTGAAGGCCGAGAAGACCGGCGTGGACCTTACGATCCCGGTGAACGCCACCCTGCGCCAGGCGATCGAGGCTGGCCCGTGTGGCGATCTGGCCTTCATCTCGTCAGCCACGGGCCGGCCTCTGGCGAAGGAGAGCTTCGGCAATTTCTTCCGCGAATGGTGCGAGGCGGCGGGCGTCAAGGCGTCGGCCCACGGCATCCGCAAGCTGGCGGCGTCCCTGCTGGCCGAAAGCGGCGGCTCGGAGGAGGAGTTGCAGGCCTATTTCGGCTGGCAGTCTGTCGGCCAGAGCGCGGTCTACACTAAGGCGGCGAGCCGGAAGGCGAAGGCGTTGAACGCCGCGCGGAAACTAAGTGGGAACATTCCCTCACCCTCTCCCTCCCTCACCCAAGAAAAGGTGAGGGAAGGCTGAAAATTTAGCCTTCGATTTCAACAAGATAGAGGTGTTCTATGAATGTTTGGTGGGCGATGAAGAGGTGCCACAACGGGGTGGCGCGGAGGGTTAGCTCCCTCACCTTGGTTTCTGCCGTCGTTGTTTTTGCTTGTGGATTTGAAACGGCTCCCTCACTTGCATCCGCCGGCAGCACCGTCGCCAGCTGGTACGACTGCGTGAAGCCTGGCGAGTGCTCGCGCCACAAGATCACGGCCTCGGGCGAGCGGTTCAACCCCAACGCCCTGACGGCGGCGCACAAGACGCTGCCCTTCGGCACCAGGGTCCGCGTGACTTACAAGGGGCGGAGCGTGGTCGTCAGGATCAATGACCGCGGGCCATTCATCCGGGGCCGTCACCTCGACTTGTCCCGCGCTGCCGCGCGCAAGATCGGCTGCGGCGGTGTGTGCCGGGTGTCGATGGTGGTGATCGGCAAGAAGGGGAAGCGCTGATGGTCGATCGCAACCCCCTCCCCGACTGGA